CTATTTATACCAAATATTAAAAAAGAAGATTTAATAGAGATAGGAGAAAAATTTGATCAGTATTCTGTTATCTATAAAGACAAAAATGAATTTATTGAAATAGGTACCAATGATTTTTCGGTAAAAGGTCAAGTTCTATCCGATTTTATAAAAAAAGGATGGAACAAAAATACTCAAATAAATTCCGAATTAACTAAAGAATTATTTTCAAAATTAATTAAAGGAAGCCATAAAGATAGAAAATTTCTTTTTAACTTAAAAGAATCCTATCTATTAGAGATAAATCCAAAATCTTTTAATGAGTCTTACGCCGAAGCTTCTTCGGGAAAAAAGGGATCACAAAGAAAATACATTAGGCTTCTATAAAAATATTCTAGATTCGTATATTTTTCTTATAGCCCTACGATTCCAAGAAGCTATCACGTCAGAACCCATTTGACCTTCTTTAGATCCGGAAAGGTATTCGTATGTTATTTTATTTCCTTCTATAGAAATAAGTTTTACTTTTTCTCCATATACTGATATCAGATCACCAGGTCTCATCTCATCCCTAGGTTTCATTCCCGTGTTTTCTTTTTCTGGAACTAAAGGAATAGTTGTTTGTCCTCTGAGATCTTCCCCCCTCCATTCGCTTACTAACATCTTAAATCCATTTTCATTAGCAACTTTTGATATCCAAGCAGCCTGATAATTCGGGCTAAAAGCTTGTCCGGGTCTAACCTTATTAAATCTCTCTTTAGCCTCGTTGTAAAAATTTAGACCGTCTGTTTGGAGATAATAAACTTCATTCTTTGGAATTAATATAGTATGTAATATAGGTCCTGTTCCAGGTTCCTTTTGTGAATCCATTGTATAATATTGTGCAACACCTCCAACGCTACTTAATGCAGGTAATTCTTCTTTAGAAACTATATCACTACCTACACCATCTGTTGGTTTTATCACATCTCTTTTGGAATAAGAATAGTGGTGAAAAACGTAATTTCCTTTTCCGTCTTCAGTTAATCTAGATTTAACTTTTTCTGGTAAAACGTAATGATTCGATTCATTTTCCATGATCGAATAAGATGATTTGATGAAATCGTTAAATTTTTTTATCCCCATAATTTATATATCTTTTTCCTAATAATTTTTTCCCTACGGATTAAATCTTATATTTGTTTTAAATAATTAAAAATAATTAATGAAGTATTTTAAAGTGTTTCTGATGTGGATGGGATTTATTGTCATTGCATCTTTATGTGGCGAGTATGCCATAAGTAGACCTGTAAACGGGTATGTTCAGCTTTTATGTGTCGTCGGGCTGGTCGGACTCTTAATTTATCTAGTAGACGAGACAGTAACTATAATTAAAAATAAACAAGAAAAATGATTATTTCAATTTTAATTTTCGTATCATCTCTGGTTTTCGGAGTAATTTCAATTCTACGTGGGATCTCTATGAGATCTAACGCATCCTACAACGACTCTGCAGCTAAGAATGCAGGAAGTAAAAAAATAACCATCGGTATTGCTTCTGCTATCATTGGTTTGGTCCTTTCTTTTATCCAGCCGTTTTCTTTAGAAAGAATCGATGCAGGTAACAAAGGACTAAAAGTTAATTTAACCGGTTCTGATAGAGGGGTTAGCTCTTATCAATATAAAACCGGTTGGGTATTCTATAATTCATGGACCGAGCAGGTTAAAGAATTCCCTTTATTTCAGCAACATATAGAATATGATGCTCAGCAAGTAATCACAAAAGGAGGATTTGCAGCTACCATTAAGCCTTCATTTAATTACTCATTACGTGAAGATGCTATCGGAGAAATGTTTGTTAATCTTCGTCTGGACATTAAAGAAGTTGAGCAAGGATGGTTGAAGAATGCTATCGTTTCTTCGGTAAATGATGTTGCTAACCGATGGGAAGTAGATGCAATCTTTAATAAAAGAGAGGAATTTGAAGCTGCAATCATCGTAGAATGTAATAAGAGAGTTTCTAAGTGGTTCACAGTATCCCAGTTAAGAACTAACATTATTCCTCCGACATCATTACAACAAGCTATCGAGGGTAAAACTAAAGCAGTTCAAGAAGCACAAGCGGCTCAGCAAAGAACTTTGGTCGCCCAGGCAGAGGCATTAGAGAAGATGGCAATTGCAAGAGGAGATTCTGCTAAGACAATCATTAATGCAAATGCAGCTGCATTGGCAATGAGGATCAAGCAGAAAGAGTTAACCCCCCTTTATGTAGAGTTTGTTAAAGCATCTGCATGGGATGGAAAATTACCTACCACTATGGCAGGAAGTTCAGGGACATTCTTGAATATTAAAAACTAGAATGAAAGATCTTTTAATAAAATCACTAATAACCGTCACAACACTGGCGGTTATTAGTCTTGTTTTCATATTTGCAGAGACTTTACCTCTTTTATCTTTTATCATTGTCGTTTTACTTAGTCTTTTTGTTATTTTCGGTATAGTTTATAGATTAATGAACTTTATTGATGATAAAGAAAGAAAAGATAGGGATAAAGATTTAATATCATAAAGAAACTTAATGGGAAATATAATCTAAAAAAATAAAAAAGATGAGGAAAAAACATTACGGAGTAGAAGAGATCGAAAATCTTATAGCAGAAAGAAGAGTTTCTAACGAATATGCATCACCAGAATTAGAAAATTCTGGGAATAAAACTAGAAAAGGTAAAAAGTTTTCCTGCTGGGCTGTATTAGAAAATGATGAATTTCTACCTTCTTACCATACTATAGACGGGGTTCCTCCTGGGGTTTATGAAATATCTTATAATCCTAAACTTTCTACCGAGACATTAAAAAAGCAACCATTTAGAACTGATGAGCTTTATTCTCTTCCTTCTGATGAGATTATCGATATTCTTAAAGATATAGATAATTTTTGGAATATGAGAGATCAATACGAGAAATATAAATTTATCCACAAAAGAGGAACTTTAATGTTCGGAGAGCCTGGATGTGGTAAATCTGGTATTATCCAAATGGTTTCTAAAAATATTATAGAAAAAGGAGGAATAGTAATCAACATTAAAGATGAGGATGACGTTGAAAGATTCTCTTCATTTATTCCTTCCTTCAGAGAAATAGAACCTAACCGTCCTTTAATAGTTATTCTAGAAGATATAGATTCTATAGCAGGTGAACATAGTTATTCCATAAGTAGGCTTTTGAATATTCTCGACGGGGTAAAGCAGATAGAAAATGTAGTTTATATCGCAACCACTAATTACCCAGAAAAACTTCAGGAAAGAATAACTAATCGTCCTTCTAGGTTCGATCGAAGATATAAAGTGGAGCTTCCTAATGAGGATATTAGAAGATGTTTCATTGAGAATAAATTAAGTAAAGACGATCTTGAAAAAATAGATATAGAAGAATGGCTAAAGAGAACAGAAGGAATGTCTCTTTCGCACCTAAAGGAAGTTGTTATCTCTGTAATTATAATGGGGAGAGGATTTGAAGAAACCCTAGATAATCTAGAAGGTCTTAAAAAAGCTCCAAGCGTTAGAGGAACAGGTAAGATGGGATTCGGGAAATAAAAATTAATTAAATGAATAATAATTATATTTCAGACGAAGAATTTAAATCCTTTCTAGAGTCTATAGGAGGTCTAGAAAATGGATTTTACCCGGATAGAGAACCGATAAAAGATTCAGGATTTTTCTGTATTGGTAACGGATGGCTAGGTTTAGTAAAAACACTAATAGAAGATCTAATCCAATTAGGATGGGATAGACAAATCTGCCAGGTTAAACAAAAATTTGGGGGGTTGAGATTTTATATCAATGAAGGAAGTAAAGAGATATTCGAAAAAATAACAGAAGCAGAAAATAGGTCTTACGAGATATGTGAAAAATGTGGCGAACCGGGTAAACCTACTAAAGGTGGATGGATAACGACATTGTGTGATTTTCACTTATACGAAAAAATAAACAGATAAAATGGAAAATTGGCTATTAAATTGGACTGGATGGATATTAAGAAATACACATGCCCATCAGGAGGATCCTAATTCTGAAACCCCCTTGACATACGAATCCAATCCAACAGAATGGATACAGAAATCATATGAAATGTGGGAAAATAACTCAGATCACGGATGGAAAAGAAAGGAGGAGAAAGAAGAAAAGAAGAATATCATTACCTATACATTAGATCAAGAAGAATCTAAGAAATTAAAGGAATGGCAGGAACACATAAAAGCTATATATGGATCTTATGGAGATTACATCTATAGTTTTGAAAGCGGAGGAGGAATAGGAACTATTAAAAAGGTTTGGAGTAAATTGGCTAATACGGAATTGGATTTAACAGATATAGATAAATGGTAAATATGAAAAAAATAATTTTGGCTTCTTTGATCTTAGGATCTTTATTTTCTTGTAAATCTACTAAAGATGCAGATTGTGATGCTTACGGTAAAATGGAAACCCCAAAATCACATCCTTTAGATTATGACTATGTAATGATAGATACACTTTATTTAGAAGAAGAACATTTACATATAGAAGAGGAAAGCTTATGTTTTTGGTTTCCAGCAGAAAAATACGTTATTATTGACACATTTAAAGTTAGAGTATGGGTAAAATAAGAGTAAAAATCTTACAATTTTTGGCAGATTTAATTATTAAATCTCTAGAAAAAGAGAAAAATGAAATGGCTTTTGATAGATTACTAACTATGGGAATTTATCTTGATTACTATGCTACAAGTAAAGGGATATATTTAAATTAATGGGATGATATCAGATAAAAAAACTGTTCTCCAGAATTTTCTAGATTGGTTAAGACTTAACCAAGAAGAAAATTCTGATGCGATAGGAAAAGTATTATCAATGATAGAATTAGAAA